AAGCATCGCCGTAAACAACGGGTATTGCATTTACGTTGCTTGGCGGTACTTGTTGCCGAACTCCCATGTCTTGCTGACCTTCGGGATTGTCCATAAACATACGGGTAACAATTTGCGAAATGGCAAAGTTAACTGCAAACGCCGCCGCAGTCAAAGCAAAAGACGCGGCTACACCCGCCGCCGTAGTGCCCGCGTATGCCGCAACAATTAACGTTCCAACCATTTCTATTCCTTTACAAAACTTGCACCAATCGCGGCATACCCGCGCTTTCGGTAATCAATCAATGGCCCATTTGCTGAAACGGAAGTAATAACAATATCAACCGTACCATTTTTAAGCATCTCATTTGCTGTATCGTCAAATGCTTTCCAAAGCCTACCGCCTACTGTACCGTTACGGTGTTCAGGTTCAACCCACCAAAGAAGTTCGTTTAATTCTTTTACTTTGGGCGACCAAATGTTACCCGTTCTATAAGCCACAATCGCACCACGGAGATGCGAGTCAATGTAGATAAAACCGCGCCCCGAAATAATGCTGAACAATAATTCTTCAACGTACCTAGGGAAGTGGTTATTTTGTTCAGAAAGTTTTTTAATTGGGTTTTCATATGCATAAGCCTCTACAATTTCTAATAATCTTGGTATATCGTTTCGTGTCGCAAGTCTTATCATGGCGACCCGCCATCGCCACCGCTATCTCCCCCGCCGCCGGTGTCCATCGTAACGGTTGTTTCGCTTGCTTGGGTTTGTGTTTTTGGCGGCGAACCAAAATCAAAATAACTATTTGCAATTTCAGCTACTCTACTCATTGAAACATCTGCCGGATATGAGTATTGCCACATTCGCTTATTTGTTTTTACGCCTGACATTCTGTTCTCAAGAACGCGGCGCATTGACGAACAAGATATGTTACAAGTTGCAACTCGAATTCTAGTTTGCGTATCAAAATCTTCTGTAATTGAAACGCTGTTAATAATGCCTTGATACCGTTTAAAAAATTGTTGCGTTGGAGTTGTAATAATCTGATTGTTCGAATCAAAAAACCCTCGCCATATTTCGACAAGCGAACCTTTAATTTCGCTACCTAAAATAATGCCAACGTTTGTAGGGTCGATTCCGGTTAATGCAATTGTCATGTCATCGGAGGTTGCTTTAATGTCGCGCTGTACATCGCCTACGTTTAACAATGCCCCAAGATTTGCAAACGTTATACCGTCAATTGTTATTGGTGCGGGTGCATTAGAAAACGTATAGACATCTAGTGCCGTACCAACTGTAAGGCGCACAAACTCTGCATGATTAATCTGCGTTCCGGTTACCGCATTAATTGTCGTCATGTAATGTATTCCCTAAAAACAAAAGGTTGGTCCCATTGCACATAAGCACCATTCGCCATTGGATTTAAAGTGTATGTCGGGCAAACTTCGGCGACCACGCTAAAGGTGCAAGCAGTACCTAATGCTAAAGCCGCGCCTGATGTGGGTGCGCCTATCAATGGCCTGTGAATGTTAATTGACGAACCCGCGCTGTCTGCTGTAACTTTGTAAACATATCCGCCAACCATTACAAAATCTCCGGCTTTGAATGTACCGTTTGATGTAAGCGCAAGTGTTTGCGTATTGGCGGCGGGCGTACCATTTAATATTGCGGTTGTTGCTGTTCCGCGCATAGCAACAAACCACGATAAATTGGAACTTGCAAAACTAATTGATTCGGCTAACTGTCTGTCTTTGTTGTCAATGGCTTGAATTACATCCCTGACTTGCGGGTAATACAAATAATCGTGCGGAGTGATTGTAAAAACCCAAGGCACAGCAGTCATGTATTGCGCTACGGTAATATATCCTGACCGCGCAACTTGTTGCCCTACCATACGGCGGTTGTCCACCGTCATGGATTGTTGTATCTCAAAAATAGTTTGGAAACTCATGCTCGACCTCTACTGACTGCAAGTGACTTATTTGCATATTGATTTGCCGCCCAAATTGCAGATGAACTATTTAGCAACCTATCCTCAAATGACTTTACGTCAATTGCATTAATGTAGTTGTTTGTAACGTTTGTTGCGCCGCCTATTGAACCCATTGCATGATTCGGAATAATCGAACCTGATTTATTTGGTAAAAATAATTCCGGACCATTTTCTCCAACCACATACGGATTGTCTGCAGTTACCGGCCCGCCGGATGCCCGAGAACCTAACTTGACTCCGGCAAAATCTAAAGAGTATTGACTTGACAATGCAGGGTTGCCGCCACTCATCATTCCAAATGCGGCATTTAAAAACCGCATTGCTTGCGCTTTCATCTGTATGGCAATTAAATCTTGTATAACGCTTCGCGCTAAATCTTTAAAAGCACTCTTGCCGCCTCTTACAAAATTGTCAATTGCCGCACCAATATTGCCTGTAAAAACATTAAAAGTATCGCGGGCAGTTTGGGCGGCATTGTTTGCGTCATCAATAAATGAATGGTAAGCCTGTGCCCAACCGTATTCAAAAGTGCGCTGTGCATCAATATTTTTTTGCTTTAAGCGAATTGCCTCATCGCCAACTCGCCGCAAATCATCTTCCATTGCTTGCAATACTGCAGGATTTGTCTCGCCCCTTTTCATTGCTTCACGTTTGTAGTCGCCAATTTTTAATTCTAAATCGTATCGTTCAAGTGCTAAGTCTGCAGAACGTTGGTCTTGCATTAATAAAGTTTGACCAAATTTTTGTCGTTGATTTTCAACGTCTGCTAATCGTACAGTTTCTTTAACTTGGTTTGATAAATCAAATCTTGCCCTAATGCGCATATCTTCTGCTTCTGCCATTTGCGCGGCGGTTTGTTGGTCGTTATCTGCGCCTTGTAAATTAAGTGTCCGAAGGTAATCGTTTTCCGACTCCATCTGTTTCATTTTTAATGCATGCTCGTACTGCAAACGTGCTAACCGTTTTTTGTCTCCGGCTTCTTGATTTGCTCTGCCAATTTCGGCGGCGGCTAATTCTTTTGTTTGTAAAATTAAACCGGCACTTTTCTCGCCATCCATAACTGACAATTCTTGAGCCAACTTCGCATTTATTTGTAATATTTTTTCTCGTTGTCCTAACTCAATATTTCTATATTGATTGCTTAAATCATCTTTGTTTAAAAAATCATCTGCTAATTTTGCACGTTCTCTGTCAAGTGAAAGCAATGCCCTTGTTAAATTAACTTGCGCTTGCTTTGCTTTTGCCGCTTTTGTAAAGTTAATTTCTTCTTCTGCAGATTGCTTTACGGGGTCATTTGTTGCGCCGCCGGTTGCTGTAGCAAAAATGTCTTTGTCTTTTTCATTGCTAGCATTTAATTGGTCTGCAAATGATTCTTTACCGCCCGCCGTTGGGTCGCCTTTAAAATAAACAATTGCCGCCGCGCCCGCCGCAAGTAACTTAATAGCAATACCAATTGGGCTTGCGCCGCCGGCAGTCAAATTAAATAAAGCCGCCGCCGTGCGGGCCGCAAGTATGGCTCGGGTTAATTCAACAAACGCTACGGCAATCTTTGCAATACCTAATGCAATACCGCCCGCCGCTAATGCTGAAAGAATTTGCGTAAACTTTTCTGCACTAACAACGCCGCCGGGCAATGCAAACTGACCCATTAATCCGGCTAAAGCAATTTTTAAATTTTCAAGACTTCGCTTAACGTTATCACTTACTTGCCCAACTTTTTCAATAGCATCAGCGTATTTATCATTTTTGCTTGTGCCTTGTGCAAGCGCATCGTTAATATCTGCAATAGATAAACCAATTCCTTGCTTACCAAAAAACTCTTTAATTGCTTTTGTGCGTTCAAAAGTGTCGTTTAAATTTTCAAAGCCTTTTGATACCTGAATGATTGCATCATAAGGACTTAACTCTTTTAGGTCAGAAAACGTTATGCCTAGCTTTTCAAACTGAGCAACAACCGCATCATTTCCTTGCCGACCTTCATCAATCTTGCTAAACAAGGTTGACATAATCTTTTCAGCACCGTCAGCTTTTGCACCGGCAGAAACCAAAGCATCTCTAAATGCCAAAGTTTCTGAAACGGTAATATCAAATGCTTTTGCAAGGTCGGTAATTTGGTCAGTAAACTCAAATGTTTGCTGAATGATTGTTGCAAAACTTACCGCACCAAGTACGCCTCCAAATTGCCTCCAATGGTCAGCTAATATTTTTACACCGCCGCCCAATCGGTCAAATGCCTTCTGTAACTCTACAGCTTGCTTTTTTGCGCCCTCGACTTTGCTATCCCATTCAACGGTAACAAGTCCTAGCTTTACGGAAAGCGATGCTATATCTGCCATTCTTAACCCCTTGCGGATGCCGCCCGATTACGCTTGCGGCTTAACTCGGCAATTTCAATTTTAAGTAATGCAACCATCGTATCAACTGATTGACGTTGCGCACGTTTTAAACCATTTCGCATAAAGAATGTCGCCGGCACACGGGCGTTACCAAACTCTTGCGAAACGGCAACTGGTTTTTTTCCGCGCCATACAGTAGAAAAAATAGCATCGCCATTTTTCTTTTTGCGCTTGGTCAGGATTAAATGTTTGCGAGATTCATCGCGTAACGGGCTTGCCAAAATACGTGCAAAATATTCTTCGCCCGCGTAAAACTTGCCTGTTTTATCTTGTCGCCTTGGCCTTCTAACCTTCATGTAGATTCTGTCTGCTAGCTGTTCTGTGTCTTTTGGCGCACCGGCTTTTACTGCCTGAAGAATAGGTTCGGCAGACTTTTTTACAAGGTTTCGCCAAATACGGTCGGTCTTTTGCTTGCCAATTTCTTCTTTAAAAGAATTCAGTTGGTTCATCAACTCCGCAAAGCCTTCAACCTTGTATTGGATTTGTACCGCCATTGAATCTCTCCTTTATAAATCCGGGTGCTTGGGACATAAATGCCATTAAACCGGCTTGCGCTTTGTCATACTCTTGGTCAGGATTTTCATCGTACTCTACCACCCAAGGGAAAATCTGTGTAGATTTATAAGCCGGAGATTCGGGTTTTCTTATGTAATTAAAAACCGCCGTAGTCAACGGGGTCAGCGCATCATAAACTCCGCGCCCGCCTACTATTCCATCATGGAACAAAACGCAGATTTCAGTAAACGTTTCTTCGTCTATTGCATCAACTGTGTCCGGTGTGTGCCCGTTGTAGATCATTGCGGCCCGAACTTGTGCCCGTAATGACCTTCTTAGTTTTTTTTCGTTTCCCGATAATTGGGCTTAATTGTTTCGTCAATTTTGGCAACAATTTCTCGGATTACAGATTCGGGAAATTCTTCTGATATTTCGTCAAACGTTTCGTTTATTGGCTCGCCGGTTGCGGATTGCAACAAATTAAAATAACCCTCAACTTGTCGTTGCCATACGGCAGTCAATGTAGCAACGTGTTTGACTGAATGACCGCCAACAAAATAGTCATTTTCTGTAACTCTGATTTGTTCTTCTTTGGCATTTAAAGCATCTAAAAAACCTTCGCCCGCGTCTGCAATGCTGTCTTTTAACGGCTTGGTCAAGTCATCGTAAATCTTTTGTATTACTTGCTCATCCGGATTTGTGATTGATTTCTGCAATTCTTCCAATTCACGTTTGACCGGAATGCGCACTTTTAACTCAAACGGCACATCGTTTAAGTTTACGGTAATTGTTTTGAATCGGGATGCGGCTCGAATTTGTTCGTAGCTATTTCCGAATTTTGTTGCAATAGTCATGGCATTGAACCCGGTTTAATCATGCGGTTAAAAATAGAACTATTAAGTCTATTGACGTAATCAACTATTTCATCCGGAGACATTTTGTCTGCATGACGGGCGGCAATCTGATGAATCAATGTAATACCGGTCATCTTCTGTTGCAACCAACCGAACCATTGTTTATTACCTTTTTCTGCTTCATGGACAAAAAAGGCTAATAAATCATCGCTGTTTTTAACTTCGTGTTGTATCATTTTTTCTCTTATATTAAAAAACCCCCCGCCTAATTAGGCGAAGGGCTTGGTTACCAATTATGTGTTGGTTGACCAACCGTATGAATTACCGCCTACGGGGTGCAACGTAAAGTTGAACTTACCTTCAGCGTTTGTATTCATATCCCAAGTCATGCCGCCTACGCGAGCATTAAAAGCATACGCAACTGTATTTGAGCCATCGTAAACAGCAACAACATAAGTGCGAATGATTGAGCCACTATAACCATCTTCACGAATCAGCAATTGTGCTGTATCGGCGGGATTCCATGCGGCAGTAACCGCAAGTGAAGTCACTTGGTTTTGTGTCGTAATTTTTGCACCAGTACGCGCACCGGCAACTGAGTAAGCGGCAACCGCATCGTCAGCACCAAATGGAGGAATAACCTCTACAGGTACAAGAATACCGGCTGTGCCAGTACCGCCGGCAGTTGTGCCAATAATTGTGGCAACTTGTGATGTCCACGTTTCCAATTGAGTATCAGTCAATGGAACTGGAGTTTCGTCATCTTGACACCAAAGAGTTGCAACATAACCGGGAAGAACTTTATTAATGAGAGCCATTTTTATTTCCTTAGAAAAGAATTGAAAAAATCTTGTCTTGTCAGGTTGGTATATACAAGGTGCAATCTAAAAACACCGAAGCTAGATTGTCCTCGTTGTCGTAACTGTTGTAAAGCCACATTACATCTGCTTTGGCAATAAAAAACCCGCCGCTTGCCGGATTGCCAAAAATGCCGGAGTATCCATGCAATGCTTGCAATATTTCGTTAGAAAAATCAAACCCGTCTTCAATTTTCTGCGTAAAAACAGAAATCTGAAATGTTGGCGTATCTATACCTATATTGGTTTGCGCTTGCCCCGTGTAAACCGGTTGGTGAATATCTCTAACTTGCCACGTAATAAAATTTGGTTCTGTTGCAAAATTACGGTTGAACGTAGCATAAACTGGTACAGGCGAAACAATAGAATTCAGTTGATACTGAATTGCTTCGCCAATTGTGACCGGATTATTGATTGCCATTAGACTGCCGTAATTGGGTCGGTTCTGTAACAGAGAAACTTAATTGACATACGGTCGTTTGCTTCTCGCGCATCTGTTATTCGCCAATCATGGTTTCGATAATGAAAAGAATACGCATGAGTATTATCTGCAATCTCTTTTGTGTTTGGCGTAAAATTTAAATCAAAATTTACAAGGTCTTGGTAAACCCTGTATTTGTCCGAAATCTTTAAACTGTTTGCTACTTCACTAATCAATCCACGGGTTGTAAACCATGCAGTTTGGGTTGTGCTTTGCTCTCCGAAACCGTCTTTTGTGAAGGTCAGATTGTTTACAATAACATTTTCGTACCGCTTAATTGCCATTACATCACCAAAGGTTTGTAAGCCCGTAACAATGTCGAAAACCCAAACGGTATATCTTTTTGGGCTACTTCTGTCGTATTTGACCGGTTGTTATACAAATGTGTAAACAACAACAATCCGGCTTGCTGTATTACCGGATAGCTTGC